CACCGCCGAGCAGTACCCCTGGCTCCGCCAGGACAAGGAGTCCAGCCCCGCCTACGGCGCGTTCCGGATCTACCTGGAAATGGGCGACCAGCGCTCGCTCACCAAAGTCATGCACGAGGTGAGCAAGTCCTGGGCACTCATCTCAGGCTGGTCCTCCAAGAACGAGTGGATCGAACGCGTACGGGCTTTCGACCGCCACCTCAAGGCGGCCGAGACCGATGGGTTGGTCAGCCAGCTGGCCGAATCCAGAGACAAGAACCTGGCCCTCATGGACAAGCTGCGCGGCCACCTGGACCGGCGTCTGGACGTGTTCATCGAGCGCAACGCCGACCCGACGATGCTGTGGACGCAGGCCCTGACCGCCATGGCCAAGGTGGAGCAGAACTCGCTGCTCATGGGCAACCACAGCGACAAGACCTCCGACCAGGTACTGCGCGTGGAAGAGCTTGTGGAGAAGCTCCAGAAGGAGATCGAAGCGAAAGTCTCGGGCGAGTGAACTTCAGCCGGGCTGACCTCGCGGCCATGAGCCCGGCTGAGCTGGCACGTCTCGAAACGGTGCTGGAACAGGCCGTGCAGGACCGTCAGGCCGGCAAGGTCGGATGGCTCTGTGACGTCCCCGGATGCAACGGCGACCCGCACCCGGGGCGCCCCGCCTTCCACGCCCGGCGGACCCAGCGGCCTCCCGACGGGGAGTGGGATGTGTGGATGGCCCTGGCCGGCCGCGGCTGGGGCAAGACCCGCGTTGGCGCTGAATGGTCCCTGACGCAGGCTCGCACGCTGGAACGCGGCGCCCTCATCGGGCCCACCGCTGCCGACACCCGGGACATTCTCGTCAAGGGCGACTCCGGGATCCTGGCCTGCGCCCCCGCCACCTTCAGGCCGTGCTACAGCGCGGACGAGCCCGACCGCCTGCGCGGGCCCCAGCACCACTACGGATGGTTCGACGAACTCGCGGCCTGGCGCTACATCCAGCAGGCATGGGACATGGCACAGCTCGGCATGCGCCTCGGCGAGCACCCGCAGATCTGCGTCACCACCACGCCCCGGCCACTGCCCCTGATCAAGATGCTGCTCAAGGACCCGATGACGGCCGTGGTCCGGGGCTCCACCTACGACAACCTGGACAACCTGGCCCCGACCTTCCGGCGGGCGGTCATTGCCAAGTACGAGGGGACCACCCTCGGGCGCCAGGAGCTGGACGCGGAGGTTCTCGAGGACCTGCCCGGAGCACTGGTGGCGCGCAGGCACATCGACGGTGCCCGGGTCCGGGAAGCCCCCGAGCTGATGAACATCATCGTGGGCATGGACCCCGCCGGCACCGGAGCCGGTGACGAAACCGGGCTGGTTGTCGTAGGCCGTGGCGCCGACGGAAAGAACTATGTCCTGCACGACGGCTCCGAACGGCTGAGCCCCGACAGGGCCGCCAACCGGGCATGGGGCCTGCTGGAGAGCTGGTCGGCATCGGTTCTGGTGGTGGAAGACAACGGGGGCAAGGACTGGATCGAATCAGTCCTGAAGACCGTGTGGCGTGAGCGCTCCGGCACCGACGGTGCCCCGCCGCTGCGCCGCGTCAACGCCTCCCAGGGCAAGCGCCTGCGCGCCCAGCCGGTGGCCATGCGCTACGAGCAGGGCCGCGTCTGCCACGTCGGATCCTTCCCCGAGCTTGAGGACCAGCTCACCACGTGGATTCCGGAGGAGGACCCGAAAAGCCCCGACCGGCTGGACGCCGTAGTCCACGGCATCGCCCACCTGATGAAGCGCCACGACCGCAGTGAGGCGGTCGCAGCCTCCCCCTACGGCGCGAAACGCGACCCGGGCATCGGACGCGAGCACCCGGCCATGGCCGCGCGCAGGCGCGCTGAGCAGCGAAAGGCATCATAGAGTCACGATGGAACCGATCACGCTGCTCGTGGCAGCTCTGGCAACCGCCCGCCTCACGCGGCTGATCACCTCTGACCGCATCCTCCAGGCCCCCCGGAACCGGCTGCTGCGCAGGCTGGACTCCGACTCGCTCGCCGCCTACCTGCTGGTCTGCAACTGGTGTGTGAGCGTGTACGCGGGCGCGGCCGTAGCCGTGGTGGGCGCGTGGACCGGGGTGTGGCCGTGGCCGTGGACGCCGGCCCTGGCGCTGGCGTTCAGCTACGTGGCGGGACACCTGGCTTCGAAGGAGGATGAGTGATGGGCGTGCTCGACAGGTTCCGTGGTACGACCCGGAGCGATCCTCCGGCCAAGGCCGTCATCGCCGCGGCCATGCCCCTGAACGGTCCGGGCGTACGTGCCGTGAACCGGGGCAGGCAGCAGACCACTCAGGAGCAGTGGCAGCAAGAAGGCTGGTACTACTTCGACGCCATGGGCGAGCTGCGCGGCCCGCTGGTGTGGATCGCCAACGCGGTCAGCCAGGCCGACGTCCACGCCACGGACATCGACCCCGACACCGGCAAGCCGACCGGGCCGACGGACAACGCGATGGCCATCGCCGCCGCGGCCATGGTGCTGGGCGGGCCCTCGCAGCGCTCCGGTCTCCTGCGCACGCTCGCACTGTGCTGGCAGGTCCCCGGTGAGTCCTGGGTCATCATCCGGCCGCCGGCCAAGCGCGGCGGCCCGGACCAGTGGCTGGTCCTGTCCGGGAACAAGGTCCGGCCCAAGGGCGAATCGTGGACCTACACAGACCCGGTCACCAGCCTGCTGGTCACCCTGTCCCCCGGCGACCGGCTGCTGCGCGTGTGGCAGCCCCACCCCAACGACCAGGCCAGGGCCGACTCGGCAGTACGCCCGGCCCTGCCCATCTGCCGCGAGGTGGAAAAGGCCACCCAGTCCATCGCCGCACGGCTGAACTCCCGCCTCGCCTCCAACGGCGTGTGGCTGGTCCCCGAGGAGATCGACTACCCCAAGGGCGACCACGAGACCGTGGGCCAGGCCATCATGGACCTGTTCCTGTCCGTGGCCGAGATGGGCATCCAGAACCCGGGCCAGGCCGAAGCGGCCGTGCCGATCGTGCTCACGGTCCCGGGCGAACTGATCTCCCAGGCGGTGTGGCAGGACTTTGCCAGCACCCTGGACGCCAGCGTGGTCGAGCTGCGCCAGGACGGCCTGAGGCGCCTCGCGGCCACCCTGGACATGCCCAAGGACGTGGCCGAGGGCACTCAGGGCGAATCCAACCACTGGTCTGCGTGGCAGGTGGAGGAGTCCACCTACAAGATCTTCATTGAGCCGCTGCTCAAGGCGCTCGGGGACGCGCTGACCGAGCACTGGTTCCGGCCTGCGCTTATCGCCATGGGCATGAGCCCCGAAGAGGCGGAGCGCTTCGAACTCGGCTGGGACACCACGGCCATCGTGGCCCGCCCGGACGACTCCGAGGTGCTGCGGGACCTGTACGACAAGCGGCTCATCTCCGAGGAGTACTACCTCACCGAGAACGGCGTCCCCGAGGACGCACGCCCGGACGAGGAGGAGTACCAACGCAGGTTCCTGGAACAGCTTACGCTCGCCAGTCCGCCGCTCATCACCGAACCCGGCATGGCCGAGGCTCTGAACCTGACCGAGCTGGCCGCAGCGCAGAGCGAGGCCACGGAGCAGGCCGCTGCCGAGGCTGCGGAGATCGCGGCCACGCAGGCCGAGGCCCGGGAGCAGCGGGCGCTGCCCGCCCCGCAGGGCGAGGAGATGGAGCCCGAGGCGGTGCCGGATGGTCTCGTGGCTGCGGCCGAGCTGATCGTCTACGACGCCCTGTCCCGTGCGGGCGGGCGCCTGCTCACGAATCAGAACCGGGGTCAGTTCAAGTCGACGCCCCGTCACGAGCTGCATGTGGAAATCGCCTGCGGAGCACCCGGACAGTGGCAATCCCTGTTGGAGGGGTCATTCCAGTTCACGGACCCGGTGGCGGAAGCCTTCGGGTACTGGCCCCGGACCCTGCGCGAGGAGCTGCGGGACTACTGCGCCCGGTTGCTGCTGGAAAACAGGGCACACGACCGTGAGGAGCTGCGCCGCACGCTGGCCACGCTCCCCAAGGAGTACCAGAGGTGACCACGCCCCCGTTCGAAGACCCGAACCTGCCCCAGCGTCTGCGCGCACAAGCCTTCATCCGGGACGGGGAGCAGCGCGTGGCCCGTACCTGGTTCCGGTCCGTGACCCGCCTCCTGGACCGGGTACGCCCTGCCGCGGTGCCCCCGCAGGGCCCGGTCGACCCGGGGCGCGTAAGCGACTCACAGGGCTTCTGGACGGAGCAGGTGGACGCGGAGGTGCTGCCGGTCGTCTCCGGGATCCTGGCGGACGCGTGGCGCCGGGTGACGGCCGCAGGCAACCCGCCCACGGACCCGTGGGTGTCCGGCTACCTGAACGAGGCGGGCAACCGCATGTCCAACACCCCCGACGAGGTGTACGGGCTGATCGTGGCCGAGGTCGAGCGGGGCATCACCGAGGGCCGGTCCCTGGACCGGGTCCAGGCCGACATCCGGACCATCCTCACCGCCAGCGGAACCCCGTACTGGCGCAACCGGGCCATGACCGTGGCCCGGACCGAGACGATCGGCGCGGTCAACGCAGGCGTGTTCCGTGGGGCGGAGCTGGAAGCGGAGCAGCGCGGGGACGTGGCACCGTTCAAGGTGTGGATCTCCACGGACGACGCGCGGACCCGGCCTACGCACACGGCTGCGGACAAGCAGCGCACGCTGCTGCGGGAACCGTTCCGGGTGGGCGGGGCGCTGCTGCTGTTCCCGGGCGACCCCCGCGGGCCGGCGGGTGAGGTGATCAACTGCCGGTGCAGTCTCCTGCCCACCGTGCTGGGGGACGTCATCGACTGGACCGACCGTCAATCAAGGAGGGACCGCTGATGGACCTGACCCTGTATTTGTTGGGCACGATCGAAGATGACCCCGTGAGCCAGGGGTGGCGGCCCTGGGTCCGGTGCTGCGGATGCGTGGGGGAGTACTGCTGTGTCCACGGAGAGGCTGACTGTGATGGCTAGGACCTGGACGTCTGTGCTCGCCCGGTTGGGCGTGCCCACCGGGGACGGGCGCATCATCGCGCCCAGCGCGGGATCGAGCAGGGACCTGCCCCTGCCGCTCGCCTGGCAGGAACTCAGCGGCGACGGACACGGCGGATCGATGATCGTGGGCCGTATCGAGACCCTGCACATCGGGGACGGCATGGTGACCGCCACCGGCACGATGCTGGACTCGGCGCCGTACGCGGTCATCGAGCAGCTGGAAGCCGGGCTGCTGGGCCCATCCGTGGACCTGGACGACATCGAGTACACGATGGACGACCGGGAGCGGTTGGTGATCACCCGGTGGCGGATCGCCGGGGCGACGCTGGTGGCGATCCCGGCGTTCGCGGACGTGTCGCTGACCCTGGCGGACCTGCCGGAGGAGGACTGCGACCCGGTGACCGAGCCTGATTGCGCGGATCCGTACGGTTACGGGCTCATGGCGTCGGTACGGTCCTCCGGCTGGTCCGATATGCCGATCGCGGACGAAGGCCGGGACTGGGACGGCAGCGCGGCTGCGGGACGGGTGTTCGCGTGGGCGACCGACGGAGAGACCACGGACTGGGGCAGGTACGCGCGAGCGTTCCTGCGGAAGGACGACAGCGCGAACCCCGAGACGCGGGGCGCATACGGGTTCGGGATCGCGGACGTGATCGGCGGGACGCTGACGATCGTGCCCCGGGGCGTGTTCGCAGCCGCGGCCGCCGTGCAGGGCGCGCGGACGGGATCGGCGCCCGAGGACGCTGCGGCGATGAAGAGCGTCCTGCGGGGCATCTACGCCCGCATGGACCGGCCTGCGCCGTTCGCCATGACCGCAGCCGCGGCTCCGTCCCAGTTGCCGCCGCTGGACTGGTTCCGCCAGCCCGACCTGGACCGGCTGACCCCGCTGACCATCTCGGACACGGGGCGGGTGTTCGGTCACATCGCCGGGTGGGGGCAGTGCCACATCGGGCTGCCGGGATGCGTGACGCCTCCGAACTCGGTGAGCGACTACGTCTACTTCCACGTGGGCGAGCAGCCGACTGCTGACGGGGCGGTGTTGCCGGTGGGGACGCTGGTGGCGGGGCCGACGCACTGCCGGGACTTGCAGGCAGGTTTCAGGGCTGCTCAGCAGCACTATGACGACCCGTCGGCGGCCGTGGCCAAGGTGATGGCCGGGGAGGACGATTACGGGATCTGGGTGGCCGGCTGGATGCTTCCGGGGGCCACGCAGGAGGCGCTGCGGATCTTCAGGTCGAGTCCCGTATCCGGGGACTGGCGGAGAGTAGCCGGAAACCTGGAAATGGTGGCGGTGTGTAGCGTAAACGCTCCTGGCTTCCCCGTACCGCGCGCCCGGGTGGCCTTCAGCAACGGTCACCAGCAGGCACTGATCGGGACATTCGGTATCACACCGGTCAGCGGGGAGTGGGCGGACGCGGTCCGGCAGAACGCGTCGTTCGTGAAGACGCAGGACGAGACCGCTCGTGCCAAGTGGGCGTGGGCGCAGACAGGGATGGAGTAAGGGATGACGATCGATTACGCCGAGCTGGACAGGCGTTTCAGCGGCCACTACGTGAGCGAGGACGCGGTGACGTGCCTGGACGCGGTACGGGCAGCTGGGCGGGCCATGGCTGTGGCGGTATGTCAGGTGGCGCCGGAGGGACGGGAGCGGGCCCTCGCGCTCACGAAGATCGAGGAAGCCGTGTTCTGGGCGAACGCGGGCATTGCACGTACCGACGAGGAGAGCTGAGATGGGCTGCTGTGGGTCTGGCAAGAAGGCGATGGACTACGAGATCACGTTCGGTGATGGGTCCGTGAGGACGGTTTCGACCCTCGCGGAGGTGCGGATCGCTCTCGCCCAGGACACCGCGAAGGCTACTCCGGGTGAGCGTCGGAAGGCTCCGACGTACCGGGCGGTCCCGAGGGCGTGATCGGGACAGGGCCACTGAGCTGGTAAAAGTCAGATCTAGACGGGTTAGACAGCTACTCCGGTTAACCGCCATATGAAATCCCCTACGTGAGGGATGATACGGAGTAGCTGTCTAACCTGACTTATTGCGGAGGGTAGCTGAATTTAACGCTCCGCTGTCTTACGCAGAGTCACCCTTGCCCGGTGCCGTATCCTGTGATCAGCCGTGGTTGCTGAGCTGTGAGCCGAACCGCAGGCGACGTGAAGCCCACCCGTCCCTGCGCTTCGAAGGAGCAGCAGCCCATGGAAGACGACACCACCCCCGACACCCCGCCGGTCTTCGACCCGACCACGCTCGACGACGCCGCACTCGCCGCTGAGTTCGCCCGCGTGGCCGAGCGCGGCCGCGAGCTGTCCGCCAAGGCCGAGTTCGCGGCCGGTGAGGGCGACGAGCTGAACGAGCTGGCCTCCCGCCTCCCGCTCCTCCAGACCGAGACCGCCGCGCGCATCGAGCGCGCCACCGCCGCGCAGGCCACGCGTGACGCGTTCTCCAGCCTCGAAGTGCCGGTCATCCCCGCCGTGGTGCCGTCCGCGCCCGTGACGACCCCTGTGGGCGCCCCGGAGCCCGTTGTGGCCCCCTCGGTCCCGGCAGTCCCCAGCGTCGCCCAGATGGCCGCACAGGCGCCCGTGACGCAGACGCTCGCCGAAAGCCGTGCCGCGTACATCACTGCGCACGTAGGAGCCAACGCCGGCGGCTTCATCGGCAAGGGCGTCGGAGAAGAGTTCACCTCCGACAACGAGGTGTCCAAGGCGCTCATCGAGAACGCCCGCTCCTTCGGCTCCCGAGGGGGCACCGGCCGCCAGGCCATCGCCCAGTACAAGCGCAACCGCGGCGCCGAGTTCACCATCAACACGGACAACGTCTCGGAGACGAACGAGACCCTGGCCCGGGTCCGCGATGAGCGGCGCCTGCACGGCGGCTCGCTGGCCAAGGCCTGGCAGCACTCCATCGACACAGGTGCGTCATCCCTGACCGCAGCCGCAGGCTGGTGCGCGCCCTCCCAGAACGACTACGACCTCTGCCGCCAGTGGTCCTCCGGCGTCGGCCTGCTGGACGTCCCCACCGTCACCGTGACGCGAGGCGGCATCAACTACACCGACGACCCGAACTTCCCCGAGATCTACGCCAACGCCGTGGCGGTCGGAGGCGGCTCCAACTTCCTGACGGAACCCCAGGTCATCGCCGACACCGCTAAGACGTGCTCCGAGATTCCCTGCCCGGACTTCACCAACCGGCGCCTGGACGTCATGGCGCTCTGTATCCGGGTCAGCTTCCTTCAGGCGGCCGGATACCCCGAGGTCGTCTCCGCCTGGCGCGACGGTCTGATGACCGCCAACGAACAGGAGATGAACCGCCTGATCATCGCGGACATCCTCACGCGGGCGGGCGCGGCCACCGTGCTGGCCCCCGTCGACCCGGACGGCACCGACTCCTTCACCAGCGCGCTGCTGGCCGGCGTGGAGCAGGCGGCCGAGGACATCCGCTACCGCTTCATGATGGCCTGGAACGCCACGGTCGAGATCGTGCTCCCGCACTGGGTGCTGCCCCAGATGCGCGCCGACCTCTCGCGTCGCAGCGGCGACACGGGCGGTCTGCTCAACGTCTCCGACAGCTACATCGCGTCCCTGTTCTCGACCCGGGGCGTCCGTGTCCAGTACGTGCGCGGCTGGCAGGACGGCCTGATCACAGGTGGCGCACTCAACCCGGCGTTCCCCGGCGGTGACGCGGCAACCCCGTTCAACACCTCGCTCCCGTCCACGGTCTCCTTCCTGGCCTACCCCGCCGGATCCGTGGCGGTCGCCCGTCAGGACGTGGTCACCCTGACCAACGTCTACGACGCGGCCAGCCTCGCCGTGAACGAGTTCACCGACCTGTTCGCGGAGGAGGGGTTCGCACCCATCTACCCGTGCCCGGGCCAGCGTCTCTACACCGTGACCGGCTGTGTCGGCGGCACTACCGGCGCTCACGTCATCGACTGCACCGACGCGCCGTAACCCTCCCCCTGAACCGCCCCCGCCCGCTCGTCGTCCCTGTGGCGGGCGGGGGCCCCAGGACAGAAAGGAGGGACAGTCATGGGAAAGATCCTGACCAACCGGCAGCTCGTCACCACGCCGCCGACCACACCCGTCCACTACGGCCTGTTCACGGCTGTCTCCAGCGTCCAGACCATGGACGCGCGGCTCATCGCCGCAGGCGGCCAGTTCTTCGCCGATCACTGCGGTGAGGGTCAGCTGTACAACCAGACCTGCCTCGTGAGCCCGGAGAAGACGTTCGTAGAAGGCTCCGACCTGATGCCGTTCGACCCGTTCTGGACCGTCGCGCGCAAGCGCTGCGGAACGGTCGGCCGGACCGGTACGGAAATGCAGACGGCTGTACGCCAGCAGCTCCTCACCTCGCAGCAGACGCTCGTAGAAGGCGGACTCTGGGGCGGAACAGTTGTCCCGGTCGATCCGAACCTGACCGGCAACGCCGGAACGACGATCGTCACGCCTCTCGCTCCCGGGGCAGGCGCGGCCATCGCGGCCCTGGAAGAGGCGTTCTACAGCGTCTACGGCTACACCGGGACCATCCACGTCAACCTGGCCGCGTACGCCGCTGTGGCGTACTCACAGCTCATCGTGAGGCAGGGCGGTGCCGGAGTACTCCGGACCCCAATCGGGTCCACCTGGTCTTTCGGTGCCGGGTACGGCGTCACCGGCCCCGCCGGCGTCGCCCCAGCGACAGGCTTCGTCTGGGCGTTCATGACAGGTGCGGTCAACATGTGGCGCTCGGGCATCCTGCCCCAGCCGTCTCCGGGACAGACCCTGGACCGCACACTGAACCAGTGGGACGTAGTGGCGGAGGAAGTCTTCGGCCTCACCTGGGACTGCCCGGACGTGTTCGCCGTTCAGGTCCCGGTCGCCGCCCCGGCGGTGGCCACAGCCCCGGCGGTGCCGTGATGGACGACGACTGGGTGACCGTCGCCCCGGACTACCTGGCCCTGGGCGACACCGCCCGGGCGCTTCTGGACCTGGCCCGGGATCCGCGCGACGTGCGCACTGACGGCAACGGCAGCGAGTTCCGGGTGCCGCCGTACCTGGCGGACCTCTACAACGCCCCCGTGGCGTCCCCTGCGCCTGCTCCCAAGCGGCGCCGCAGCCCGAAGGAAGGCGACGAGTAATGCCCGTGATCTGTTCTCGCCAGGCGCGCAGCAAGGTCCTGCGCCTGACGCTCCTGGACGAATGCGGCGCGGTGGTCGAGGGACCGGCGTCGACTCTGGTCACGGACGGGTTCGTGTCCGTGACGACCACGCCCAACTACCTGGACGCGGAGGAGATCACGCAGGCCAACGCCAACGGTGACCTCTGCATCGACGACCGGTCGGATCCGGCGCTGCGCTGGCTCGACCTGTCGATCATCGTCTGCGTCACGGACCCGTCGATGATCAACCTGATCACGGGGGATCCGCTGGTCCTGGACGACGCGGTCGCCCCGAACACGGTCGGCTTCCGCATCAACGCGGCGCTCACCGGCACGGCCAACTTCGCTCTCGAGATCTGGGAGGGCATCACCGGCCAGGGCTGCACCGCCGGCGGGTTCGCCAACTACGGCTACTGGCTGTACCCGTGGGTCAAGGACGCCCAGTGGGGTGAGTGGGTGCACCAGAACGCGGCGCTCACGCTCACCTTCACGGCGCGCGCCGTGGCCGGATCCCTGTGGGGTGTGGGCCCGTACAACATCCGCCGTGACGCCGTGGTCCCGGCCACGCTGGAACCGCTGCTCACCCCGATCGACGACGAGGACTTCGTGCACTACGAGATCTCCTCCGCACCGCTCCCGACGTCCGCTTGCGGCGCCACGGCGCTCGTCATCCCGTAACCAACGCGCGCACCCTTGCCCGAGACGGGGGTGCGCGCCTACGGGGGAGCCCCCATGCCACTGATCAAGTACTCGCAGTACCTCACCCTTCCAGACGGCAGCCCCGCTGCGAACATGGCCGTAGGGCTGTGGCTGCTCGGGGGCAACCAGCTTGTCCCGGTCTTCTCCGACAAGGCAGGAACCAGCCCGGTCTCCAACCCGGTCACCACGGACGGGGAGGGTCTGGTGTCGGTCTACGCAGCCCCGGGGGCACTGACCGCCGAACTGGCGGGGCAGCTGTTCCATCTGCTGGTCGATGCCACGGAGACGGATCCGGCATGGCCAGGCACGTTCATCCACACGCAGGCTGTGGCAGCCTCTGTGTGGACCGTGGAGCACCATTTCGGCACCCAGCCCGCCGTGACCAGCCTCGTGCTGTCCCAGCCGGTCGAGGCCGAGGTGTCCCACCCTGATGACGAGACGACCGTCATCACGTTCAGCACCCCTACCGCAGGTACAGCCCAGCTTCGGAGGTAGTCGTCATGCCCGGTGTGCAGTTCGGTCAGCAGATTGACATGAACGGCAACAAGATCACGGAGGGCGCGGCCGCCACCGCGTCGACGGATTTCGTGATCCTTTCCCAGCTCAACGCACTCGTCGACGGGTTCGCTCAGAACGTCGGCGACGGTGTGGCCTCAACGTACGCCGTGGTCCACAACTTCAGCACACTCGACGTGCTCGTGGAGGTGTTCAACAACTCCACAGGTGAGAGCGTCTTCACCGGGGTGGCGCGCACCGACTCCAACACGGTGACCCTCACCTTTGGCGCGGCGGTTCCGTCGAACGCCTACCGGGTGCTGATCCTGAAGCTTCCGGCGTAGCCGTGGGACGTACTTTCGTGCAGCTGGCACGCCTGTTCAACGCCACGTCCGACCCCGCTTCTCCGGGGTCGGGAGACCTGTGGTACCGCTCGGACGCGGACCAGGTGCTGGCATCCGACGGGGCCTCCGGTCTGCCGCTCACGATCGGGCCGGAGGGCAATCTGCCTGTGGTCCGGTCTACGGCGTGGCACGGCTTGCCGGCGTACGGGGCCACGGGCACCGCCAACGTGCCTGTGGACCGGATGTTCGCCGTGCCGTTCTGGCCGGGGCGGACCTGCACCCTGACGGCCCTGGCCGCGAACGTCACGCTCGCGCTGGTCGGCGGCAACCTGCGCATGGGCCTGTACGCCTCCGACGGAGTGCTGCCGACCACACGGGTCGCCGACTACGGCACGGTCACCGCCGGACTGACCGGGATCCGCCAGATCACCGGTCTCAGCACGGCGGTACGGCCAGTGCTGCACTACCTGGTGATCGGGCGGCAAGGCGGGGTCCTGAACCTGGGGCTCACCACGCGCGTCACCTGGGACCCGATCGTCTCGGAGACCACCCCGACGATCGCCGGCGCGCTCAACTGCTACTACATCGACGGGGTGTCCGGAGCGCTTCCCGCCTCCTTCGGCACCCCCGCAGGGCTGGACACGGCCCCCGCGCTCTCGGTCCAGCTCAGCTAGAAGGGACGGCCATGGCCCTCGTCCAGTACAACAAGCTCTACTGGTTCCCCAACGGGGCCATCGCCTCCAACGTCCCTGCCCGGGTGTTCCCCAACAACGTCAACGTGTTCGCTTCGCTGTTCGCGGACCAGGCGGGAACCATCCCCCTCCCCAACCCGCTCAACACGGACGTGCTCGGGTTCCTCACGTTCTACGCGGAGGAGGGCCAGTACTGGGTCCACCTGGACTCCGAGACATTCCTTGAGGACGTGGGGCTGTCCGAAGAGCAGGCGGACCTGTCGACCGGCGTAGCCTCGGGCGGGGACTTGACCGTCAACGTCGGCAATCCACAGGCTGTGGATATCACGGCGCTGGTCGGCTACGTCGTCGACAACAACGCGACCACGTCCATCCCCCCGACCGTGGTCAAGGTCGACCGCCCGAACCAGACGGTGGTGCTGGACGGTCCCGCCCAGCTGCGCGCGCTCACGTGGTGGGTAATGGACAGCGCGGGCACGGTCATCCAGCAGGCGTTCCCGCCCGACCCCGTGCAGCGCCGCTCGTCCCTTGAGCTCGGAATATCCCTCTATGACCCGGGGCTGGGCGCCATCGTGGACGTCCAGTCCAGTCCCGTGATCCTGGGCCAGCCGGCGAACCAGTTCGTCGACCTGCTCGAGGCCCTCGGGCCGTTCAAACTGTCCGGGATCGACCTCACTCCGGTCGCGGGCACGCTGAGCTTCAACACGTCTGCGGGGACGATGTTCGTCCGGGCGCTGAACCATTACGCGTCCGGCGTGCTCACTGATTCGCCTCACATCAGCCCGACCCCCGCGCACGCGCCGACGCTGTTCAAGCGGGTGATCCGGGTGGCGGAAAGCCCGCTCCCCCCGGACGTGACCACGGTCAATCCCGCCATGTACGACCTCAACGGGGTCCTCACGCCCGTGGGCGGAGGCACGAACACGTCCACGGTGCAGCGGGTGTTCGTGGTCCCCAACTCCAGCCCGTCGGCGCAGGTGGCCGTGCAGTACGGGCAGACGACGTTCGCCAGTCTGTCTGCGGCCACGGCCGCGATCGGGACCTCGAACTTCATCCCCAACCCGATCAGCGGGTTCGGCGCGCTGGTCGGCTACATTGCCATGACCCGGATAGCCACCAACCTGGCGGACCCCACGCAGGCCGTGTTCATCCGTCCGAACAGCAAGCTGCCGACGTACTAGGAGGTGTCATGCCGGTCATCAACCCGCTGGTCCCCGAGCCCGAGCCGCCCGAGGTGCCAGCGCCCGGTCCCTGCGACTGGCCCATCGACGTCTCATGCTGCCCGGACTGGATAACGTACACGGCGAACGTGCAGGTCAAGGCGACCGCGTGGGCGACTGAGATCCTGGACGCGCTGACCGGCCGCCGCTTCTCCCAGTGCGCGGTCAACTACCGTCCGTGCGGGCCCAAGTGTGACTTCAGCTTCGGCTACCTCACCTGGCCCGTGAACGCGTCCGCCAACGGCGGGGGCTTCCCCTGGATGACCCCCTGGATCGACTCCGGGGTGTGGCGCAACTGCGGGTGCGCGGGCGGGTGCTCCTGCCGGGCTGCCTGCGAGGTCCCGTTCCCGACGTCGGTCGCCTCCATCGTGGAGGTGCGTATCGACGGGGTGGTCTTGGATCCGACGGCCTACCGGCTGGACTCGTACCGCATGTCCCCCGTGCTGGTCCGCATCGACGGAGAGTGCTGGCCCCAGTGCCAGGACATGGCGCTCGGCACCGACGAGGCCGGCGCGTTCGTCATCGTCTACAGGCCGGGCGACACGCTTCCGGTGGCCGGTCAGCTTGCGGCCGGTGAACTGGCCTGCGAGTTCGCCAAGGCCTGCGTGGGCTCTGACTGCGCTCTGCCGCAGCAACTCCAGTCCCTGTCCCGCAACGGGGTGGAGGTCCAGGTCGTGGACCCGACCGCGTTCCTGGATCAGGGTCTGACCGGCCTGGCCAACGTGGACTTGTGGATCCGGTCTGTGAACCCTCGTCGCAAGCAGCAGCGCGCCCGGGTGTACTCCTCCGACCTGAGTGGACCGAGGTTCAGCGGATGACCACAGCTCTGACTCTGGCCCGTGAGCTCCTGGCCTGCTTCCAGGCCGAGCTGGGGGCTCTGGCACCTCCGTTGCTCCCGATCGCGCCCGAGCACGTGATGCTGCGCCCGGGCGCGCAGGTGACCCCGCTCCTGGGCACGGCCGACGACGAGTGCTGCCGGGGGCTCGGCTGGGTGCGCATCGCTGAGATCTCGGGCGTACGGCAGCTGGGCGACAGCGACAACGTGTCCTGTTTCGGCCAGGAACGCATCCTGACGCTGGAACTGGGCGCCGTGCGGTGCGCCCCGTCCTCGGACGTGGCCAGTGTCCCGACGGAAGAACAGTGGGACTTTGCGGCAACGCAGCTCGACGCCGATCAGGGGGCCATGGAGGCGGCGATCTGCTGCGCGTTCCGGGGGCCGGACGTCTCCCTGGCCGTGGAGGAAGTGGCCGTGGGGGTCTACCAGCCGTCCGGCGTGGACGGGAACTGCATCGGTGGCACCATGCAGGTACTGATCCGCATGTCCGCCTGCTGCTAGGGAGCCTTCATGGCGAAGAAAAAGGTCTCGCCCGCGCTCGTGCACATCCGTGCGCGCGTGAGCTTCAACGGCCTGCGCAAGGGCGACGAAGCGACCGTGGAGCTCACACCCCAGGTCGAAGGGTGGATCGGCGCAGGCGTAGTGGAGGTACGGGATGGCGAGAATCAGGCTGGACCGGGCGAACCTGAACAGGACGCTCACGAACGCGTCCCGGACGGAGCTGAAGGAAGCCGGCCGTCAGGTGGTGAACCGGGCGAAGGTTTTGGCTCCGGTGGATACGGGGCGCCTGCGTAGCTCGATCCGGGCGGGCAGTCCCCGGATCTTCTCTTTCCGGGGCAGCCTCACCGTGGGCTCGGATCTGGAGTACGCCGCCGCGGTCAATGACGGGTCCAAGCCACACAAGATCTTTCCCAAGAACGCAAAGGCCCTGCGCTTCAGGGTCGGAGGTCGTGTCGTGTTCGCCAGGGTGGTCAACCACCCGGGCACCAAAGGCACGCACTTCCTGGACCGGGCCCTACGCGAGGTGGCGGCCGCCCGCGGCTACAGCTTCCGGAGCAACGCCTCGTAGACTCGGAGCATGGGCGACGAGAAGTACTACACCATCCAGATCAAAGGCACGGCGTACCGGTTCAAGCCGCTGTCCCCGGTCGACATCAAGAAAGTCGTGTTCATCTCGCAGATGGACCCGACTGGCCTGAAATCGTTCAAGGTGCTGTCCCGAGTGCTGTCCGAATCGGCGGGCATGGACCAGTGGGGCCAGATCCTGGACCGTTACCTGGCGGACGAGCTGAAAGAGACCGAGTTCACCTCGGACATCTTCGCGAAGCTGATCAAGCGCCAGGACAAGTCCGTTAGGGACACTGGCGGACTGGACGTCGCGTCCACGCGCCTGGTCCCTGCCGACGATGCCGAGTGAGTTCGCCCCGTTCTCCCGCGGCCCTCTGACCGTCACCGTGGCCGGTGTGTCCGTCAGCCTGCCGTACCAGCCAGCTGCGGTCTGGATCCAGGCCGTTCCCCGGCTGCACCTGCTCTGCTCCGAGCTGGCGGACCCGGAGGGCCGCGAGGTCCTGATCGGACAGGTGATGGACGCCCAAGGGGCGACCGACGACCTGGGGCGGGAGTCGCTGCGGATCCTGGGCGACGCGACCGGCCGCAGGTGGTGGGAGGCGGGGCGCCTGATCTCCACGTCGGCATCCCCGGAGGTGCTGGGGGGATTGGTGCTGGCCGGGGTGGATCCGTGGCAGCGCTCCATCGGGGAGTGGTGCGCAGCGGTGTACGCGCTATGCGTCAAGGGGCAGGACGAGAAGGGGCGCCTGAGGTTCGATTTCTCCCTGTCTGTGGCGCCCCCGGGCTACGAGGATGAATGGGATGATGGTGGAGATGATCCGACCGCGTTCCTGGCGCAGCTGAAG